ACAGCAATCCGAGCGTCCAATGATGTGGAAGGTGTGTACGCAGCCAGATCGGGTGCTGTTGCGTCGTTGAAACTCAACCCCGGTAAGTACAGATAGTTCGTGCCGGTGTGTGTCAACAGTCGCGGATCGTTCGTAGTCGGCTGAGTGGGATTGCCACCCAAAGAGGCATTCAGCACCGAGCCTCCGGTGCCGAGGTTCGACATAACCCGAACGGACTCAAGAGCAGTTGAGGCGGTTCCGGTGTACGGAACCGTTAGTGCATCACCACTGGTGATACCTGTGGTGAAGTCAACGTCGAACACGGTGGTACCGCCGACGCCGTTACGGACGATGGAGCGGTAGACCTTTCCGGCCAGCAGAGTAGCGGTGCCGTCATTGCTGCTACCAACTTGCAATGGTGCCGTGCCGTTGAACAGGGTGGTTGCTCCTACGGCTGCTGGCGTTCCTGCCGAAGTCCATGTGGTTGGCTCGTTCGGTTGGTCGGCGGCATAAAAGAATGCAGCAGTTCCGGTCGATGCCTGCCACGTGAGCCTGAACCAGTAGGCCACGCCATTGACCAACGGCATTGTGTTGCTCTCAAAGTAGGGAAAGTTTGCCCCAGTGGTCGAATAGTAGAATCGAACATTGGCGAATGCAGACTCGTGGCGCACCATGTACTGACGTTGGTTCGTCCCGTCGTTCCACTTGCCGACAACCGTCTGGGAAGTTCCTCCAGTCCATGCGTCGCTTGAAACTCGCCACACGATCTCCAGGTCGCCGGTCAACTTGATGGGCGCAGCGTCAGGCACTGACGCGTAGTTGCCGCTTACGCCTGGTAGGTACAGATAGTTCGTACCGGTGTGCGTCAGCAGCAGCGGATCGTTTGCGTCAACACCAATCGTTGAGCCGTATTGCCCATCAAGAGCGAACCCACCAGCACCAAGGTTCTCAGCGACATCGTTTTCTAGTCGTCGCTTGAAATCACTCTCTACAGTGCGAAGGCTCCAATCCTCCAAATTGCGTGCAAAAGGGTCTTGCGGTGTACTGCTGGAGAGCAGAAGCAGGAGGCTCATAGATCACTGCTCCAGTGCGTTCTTCAACTCCGTGAGGATAGCAACGATGTTATTGACGGTTGTTGCTGAGTCGATAGCGGCCAGAGCGCTGCTGGCGGCAGCGAGTTTGTCATCGGCAGTTGGCTGAACGGCCTGTTGTGGAGCGTCGCTCAACTCAATTGGGGTGCCATCATCAAGACGGACAGTGCAGCCCTCCGGTGGCTCCCAGTCGGGTGCGTCGTCGGCGTCCCACATGACGACGTTCTGCGGCACGCCATCGGCAGCGAGGACGACCCAGCGTTGAACGGCCATCAGAAACACACCACCATGACGAAACCTCCGCCTCCTGCGCCACCTGCGCCACTGTTCGCACCGTTGGTCGATGCGCCACCCCCGCCACCGCTGGAGCCGTAGCCACCGGCACCGCCTGCACCACCTGCGACAGTTCCGGCTGCGTTGCCCGCACCACCGCCGCCACCCGACGAGCCGCCGAAAGCGCCTGGCTGAATCGTTGAGTTCACGCCTGCACCACCAGCACCGCCATCAGCAGTACCTGCGGCTGGGTTGGCCTGAACCGTGCACGTAGAGCCGCCCAAGCCACCAGCCGATGAAACGTTCGCTGCGGTCAAACCGCCACCAGCGCCACCAGTGGATGTCGCAAACCGGTTCTGTGCAGCACCGCCAGCGCCGCCGGTTGCTGACGGCGAAACCACCCCAAGCGGGGTAAACACGTTCCCAGAGCCACCGAACCCCGTCCCGGCTGAGCCGTTGTTCAGTCCACCACCGCCACCACCGCTGATGTTTGTCGCCAAGAGTGATCCGAACGTCGACGATCCACCATTGCCGCCATTGTTGCCGTTCGTATCGTCAGTCGTGACCGCCAACCCACCAGCACCACCAGCACCGATTGTGACCGACACCGTGCCGGGCAGGTCAGCCATGCGAAACGTCGCTACCGATACGCCGCCACTGCCGCCAGACTGGCCACCACAACGCACCGTGCCCGCTGCACCGCGACGGCCAGAACCACCACCGCCAGCGCCGCTCACCACCGTGACCTGCGCCCACCTCAACGCTGCACCGGTCGGCTTCGTCCAGGTGCCATTCGCCGTGAACGACTGAATGTCAGGCGTCGGGTTGACGGCTACGGCCAGGTCGGCCAGTGTCGTCTGCTTGTTGGTGCCGCTGGCAGCCAGCGTCGGATCGGAGACATCAAGAACTTCGATCTTGTCGGTCCCGGCCAGATTGGCCCCGGTGAGGGTTGTCAGATCACTGATTCTGGGCATGACCTACCTCCTCACAGGCTCTCTAGTTCGGCAATCAGTTGTTCTGTTTCTGCAATCTCGGCATCGGCACGGGAGATGGCATCAGCATCCCCAAGCCGCTCTGCTTCAGCACGAAGCATCGTCTGACGAGCGACCCAAGTGCGAGCCTGCCGAAGAATGTCGTCATGGTTCATCTCAGATCACCATGCAGCGAAGCATCACTGTAGATGTGTTCAGCACCATGTAGACGTAGTCGATCTCGGTGGCACCGTCGGTGTAGTGCACATCGAACGCCGTGTCGCCGAGCACCGCAGCACCCTGGGTGTAGGTCATCGTCGTCCACCCGTTCTGCTCGCTGGTGACGAAGTTGTGCTGGAACCAGCGACCGGTGGCTTCTTTCTGAATGTAGAGAGAATCGTCCCTGTAGACGTACTTGGAGCCGGTCGTGAAGGTCTCCGTCGCCGGAGCGTACGTCAGAGCGTTGTTCCAGGTGTTCGCAGCAATGTCATAGCGGTCAACCACCGCCGAAGCGGCACCACGGAAGGAGTAGATGTACCGACCGTTCAGGATGGCCGACTCGTTATTCCAAGCGGCGTCGGGCGCTTCCCAGACCCAGTGCCCCGACAAGCCAGCACCGGGGGCAGCGCCTCGGGCAACACCTGGCGTGATCGTCGTCCAGGTGCCCGCCGTGATGCTGTAGCGGAACAGCGTGACAGCGTTGCTGCCCATGTAGTAGATGAAGTCATCATTGCCTTCGATGCTGTAGACGCTCGTCGCATCTGGCGTCGTCGTCCACGTCGCCACGGTCACAGAGGTGGCGTCATTGGCCGTGATGGTGCGGATCTGACCGGCTCCAGTGCCAGACACGATGCGGATCTGGGAGTTGATCCACTGGCTGGGGGTCCACGTCTTTGCCGAGTTCACCAGCGTCGTAGCCGTGGCGCTCGTCGCCGTACCAGTAGCGAACGACTTGTAACCGGAGCCTTGCCATGACGGGGTGCAGATCAACTTGCTGTCGGTGCCGATCACTGCGGCCGGGGCGATGCCGTCCGTCGCACCGGTCTCGGCCGAGGCCCAGGTGTTGGTGGCGAAATCGTAAAACTTGAACAGGTTCGCCGTAGTGGTGCCCGACGCCGTTACGGCGTTGAGCACGTACCAGCGGGGCGTAAGCAGTCGGAACGTGGTCGACGCAGTGAACGCCGACGCCTGGGTCGGCACCGTGACGACGCCGTTCGCGCCGACTGTGTTGCTGCTGATCGCCAGTGTCGCGCCAGCGTTCGGTCCGCCAGTGATGTGGATGGAGTACCCACGCAGGTCACGTGCCAGGGTGAGGTTCGTGTTGATCGTTGAGGTTGTTCCGCCCGTGGCGGTACCGGATGGGCCAATCGCCGTAGCAGTGCCGCACGCACCAGCGCCAAACGTGCCCGCCAGCGCTCCCGAGGGAATCTGCGTCCAGCCATCTTCAAGAGGGTTGTAGAGGTACTGCGCCGTTGCACTCGCCACATACAACTGCTGCTGTCGGTGGTGGCGAGACGACGCAATGAATGCACCCGCCGAGGTTGCGAGGGGTGCGGGCGTGCAGAACTCCCACCGCTTTAAATCGAGAATCTTGCGGTTGCCGTTGGTAGTAGGCATCAGGTCACGCTCACGTTTCTGCGGAGGGAGTCGGCACCGAGGCGCATCAGGGCGGGGATCTGCTCAAAGGCCGGGTTGCCACCGACCTGCGTCTGGTTCGTCATCGTGCTGACCGTCGTCACCGTGCCGACCGTCGTGATCGTCGCCAACGTCAGAGAGCCAGTGATGGCATCCACCACGACACGGAGACGGCCAGCCACATCAGGCATCGACTGACCAATGGAACGGCTGAGTGACTGCACTGCCATTCGCATGGCTTCCAGCGCCTCCACGACTTCGCCCTGCGTGAGCGTGACCGGGTACGGGTTGTTGAGCGACACGTCGCCGTCGTTGACTCCATCACTGCCGTGGATCAACTTGATGCGCTGGTAATTCACGCCACCAATGTCATCGGTAGCGATCACATCACCAGTTGCCGGGAGAGTGCTGTTGTCAGACATCAGTCCTCAGTAACAATCGTGCCAGAAAGGATGCGAGGGGTTACACCCGAGGTTACTGAAATGGACGGTGAGAGAGCGCCCTTGTAGAGCACCTTGCCCGTACCAGTCGAAGCAGTACCGATAGCGAAGTGGGTGATCGTGTTGGTGCCAGCGGTACAGGCACCGAAGTCCGTATTCGCAACGAGAGTGACTGCGTTTGCGGACACGGTGAACCCGCCTGTAGTGCGAGCAACGGCTACACGGGCGTACCCCGTGTACGTCGCCTCACTGGTGGTCTGATCGCCTGCTTCACCGGGGTCGGCGGTGTGCAGTGACAGAAACAAAGACCCCACTGTTGTTGACCCGCGCAGACCGGTTGCATCGCCAATGTTGGCCGCATTGGTGTTGTTGAACACTAAGAGCAGTAGGTCGTTTTCCCAGGTATTGCCTTTGGACATTTGAGTCTCCTAACAGATTAAGGGCGAACAGAAACGCTTGGGTCAATAGTAACATAGCCACGAACGAGCCTTGTCCACTGGTTGACCGCACCTTGGACGAAAAGGTCATATTCATACGACCCTGCTGTTACTGAGTTGAGGTCGGAGATATGAAGTTCCAAACTGTCGCCGTTGACCCAGGTGAGGTAGCCTCGTTGTGAGCCTGGTAAGGCGGCAATAGCAACCTCGTTTGGAGGCGTGGCGAACCAACGAATGTCGATAACCGTCGCCCCAGTAGCGTCCTTTGCCTGCAAATAGGCGTCGGTAACGGTAAGGGTGTCCCCATCGCCGTCTTGCCAGACAAACGAGGTGTAGTAGTCCTCACCCTTTGCAAACTTGATGGGAAGATTCATAATCGCTCCAAGTGTGGGGTCGGACACGAGGTCTAGGTCTGACACGGAAATAGTGCCAGCCACCACCGGAGTAGTAGTAGTGGCAAACCCACCGTTTGCTGCGGCGGAACGTCGGCTGATGACCGCTACCACATCAAACGCTAGATCCCCTAACGGTAACGCCGCCGTTTCCTGATCCGTGAGGTAAAGCATCAGACCGCCCTCACTGGTGATGTTCACGTTTAGAGGTACCGTCATGTTTGTACCGGTACGGACTGCGCCCCACGCCTCAGTAGGATAGATACGGCGACGAGTAGTCCTGTCCTTAACAAGGACAAGACGCTCCCAGGAAAGCCCTCTAGTTAGTTTGTACTTAGCCTGAGAGATCATTAGTCGTACTATACCGTATGTATGCAAGGAACGACAGTGGCGTAGTGCAACAATCTGGTTTGACCCACAACTGTAGTTGTTCCTAGTACGCCCTACTTCCGATCAACGGTCAGTACGAGTGGGTGTGTGTACAGACGCCAGACCAAAGCCAAACAGGGCTGCTACCTGCACGATCTTAGCCACTACGTCACCGCTGAAGAAGCCGAAGATAGCGTTAAGACCCATTACCAGAGTCAGTGCTCGGTAGATGTACCCACGTACCTTTACTGGAATCCAGTCTTGCTCGTTCATGTCAGTCCTTTTTGTTTGTAAAGTGCCACACGATGTGGTCATGGTGTTTGTCAGCGAGTTCGCTGACGGTTGCTTCTACTTTGTCGACCTTAGTATCGACCTTGCTAAGAGCGTTAAGCGCCTCAAGGTGCCTTCGTTCCGCTTCTTTTTGACCCTCGTTGTGCTGACGAGTATTGTCGTCGTCAAGACGCTTCAGTGCCCACATAAGAGGCCCACCAATAAGCGCTACGACAATAGGCACGAATACAAGAGACCAAGCCGACACTGGTACTCCTCAACTCTTACTAGCGGCAACCGAGGCCATGTTGACAAGGAACTTACGTAGAGCGGCTGCCGTCTTGGGGCCGTAGTTGCCGTCAATGGGGACGTTCAGCGCCCGCTGCATCTGCTTAACAGCAATCTCTGAGATTGCACCGAATTCGCCATCGATCTTAAATGGCTTCTTTGCCCATGACCAGAAGACCAGGATCTGCTGCAACTTCACTACCTCTGGTCCCTTGCTGCCGATCTTCAGAGTTGGAGCAGGCACAACAACCGCTGGGACAGGAACTGGAGGAGGTGAAGTATTAGTCAACTTGTTTTCCACTGGTTCGCCGTTAGACCAGGCAGACTCGTACACCTCAATGTGTAGCCATTTAGCCCAGAGTTGCCCCATGCCAGTGGGAGAATCGGCCTGGTTAACCCAGCCCCTTACACCATTAGTGCGGGTTGATCGCCAGAGCCGACCCGTTCCAGGCACTGCTCCGTAGTAGTCGTGAATTGCTTGAATGCCAAGTTCAAGAGAGTTGTTGATGAGGAATGGCAGAATCTGATCATCAAGAATCTTCCGTTGCTGTGCTGCCGACACTACGTCGGCATCTGCGCTACACCAGCGCCAGTCAATAGCAGAGCCAAAGGCGTGCGAAGACCACTCCTCATCTCCACGAACCTTGCGCGTTCCATACCCGCCAAGATCTACCCCGCCGTATCTCTTCAGTAGGTATTCTCGTACCGCTCGGAGAGCGGGAGAAGTGGAGCCAAACAGCGTTGAGTTGGGTTGACGACCGTCTTGCCAGTTAGTGAAGTACTGCGTGTTTACAGTCATAGTGTCGCCTTGTCCGAATACCGTAGTTGTCGGAAATATTAGCAGCGACTACTTACTCACCACTAGAGTCACTTCGTACGTATTTAGGTCAAGGCGCACGACATTCATCACTGTCGCTCTTCCCCATCCTTCTGCCGTGGCACGACGCATAGCAACAGCACGAGCATCACCAATGAACTGGGTTGACACAGTGTAAGTGATGACCATGTCGTCAATTGTAGCGCCAACGATACAATTACGCACCTACTAGCACTACACCTCTGGTGCGCCGTGGCCGATTGGTGTGTGGCTTAGATCGACTGCGAATGAACCGGGAACGAGACGAGTAACTCGCCCAATCCACACTTCGGCATCATACCTAGTGTTCATCTCAGGCGGGCCGATCACGGAAAGACACGATGACCTTGCCCACCAGTAGTTGCCCCCAAAGTAGGGGTCTTGCCCTGGAAGACCACTCACATAGTGTACACCTGCTGTAGAGGCTCCAGAATCCAGAACTTCAAGTGCCTTGTCAGCGTTGACTACGTTCCAGTATTCCATCTCGTTGCGCCACGTTGCCTGTAACGGGTAATCGCACCCAGCCCCTTTGGTGTGGGTGTACAACACGTACGATTCTCGCCCTTCTCTGGCAACAGACCACTCGTACAAAGCATTGAGGGTAAGTTGCTCCCACCCCTCGTCACTGTTGGCAACGAGGTTAGCGTGAATGTCGTTATCCGCTAGACGGCGAAGAACCGGGCCAGCGTCGCCTACTACTCCTACGTACGTAGGGATTGCACCTACCGGGCTTCGTTTGAGGGCACGAATGTGATGATCAACCACATGCTCCCACTGCCCAAGTGCGTAGACGTGGTAAAAGTGTGCCAGTTCCATCAGTGTTCCTCGTTGTACTTCCAAGAAGCGACGTTCTTATCGCAGTGTTGCCGGTAGTAGATCTCGTCTTCTAGAAGATTCGCTGAATCTACATACCAAGCAAGGTGCTCAGCGGTATAGGGCCAACCTAGTCGTGCTGATGGCCAGATGTCCCAACCGGCGTTTCTGTTGCGGTAGAACGCCATAGTAGTGTCAACAGCGGAGTCATGTACCTTAGTTCCGTCTTCCCACTCTTCTAGAAGACCACCTACCCAGAACTGGGTTTCATGATGGATCACGTGGTCTTTATAGAGGTAGTGGTCTGGGATGTTGTCGATCCGCAGAGAGAACCCAGTCTTGATTAGACGCTCATGTCGATGCAGCACGCCTAGCATCTTCTCAGGCCAGTCTGTGGGGCACTCATCTACTGGACATACATCTGGGTCAGTAAGCCCAAACGGGCCGATCTCTGGGAGTAAGCCAAGAATCCACGGACTGTGATGTCCGTGGTTACTGCCCGTAAAGATCACTTGGTGCTGCGATTGGCGTAGGTACTCAACAGTCGGCTCGTACGTAGAGTCGTTGTCTACAAGGACAAGGTCAATTCCCTGCGCCTTCTCCAGGCCAGTAATCGTTTTCTTGAGTTGTTCAAGACGATCACGAACAATTACGAATACAGGGGTTGACATTTCTACACGTCAAGATGAGTGCTGATTGCCAGTACTACTTGAAATGGTCCGACAATGTCATGTCGAACAACGCTAAAGCCATTGTTTACGAGCATCTCAGCGTATCCGTCTTTATCCCACGCCCACGTGTGGTACTCATAGTGGGCGTCAGCGGTCTCAAATGCAGGAGAACTTGCTACTAGGTACTTCACCTTTGAAGACAGGTGCCGTACGTACGCGTGCGGGTCAATGAGGTGTTCAAGCATCTCAGTGGTAACGCATATGTCCCCGTATGAAATATCGTCGGTTAATACGTTTCCATACATGACGTTCTGACCGCGAGCAGCGGCAGCATCGACGTTACTTTGCTGAAGGTCGTAGCCCCAGCGTAGATGGGGTGGAACCTGAGAAGAGATCAACCATAGTAGTCCTCCGTCACCAGAACCGAGATCGACAACAATCATTCCCGGTTCGTACGCCTGAACCACGAACTGTGCGGCTACGTCTAGCCGAGGCCGATGGGCATCCTGATCAACGTGCGGAGCGCTTTCCCTCTCTGCGTACCACGCATCTGTTGTGTATTCAGGAATCGTTCCTTCTGGAAAGAGTCTGGTCTCCATCACTCACACACCCATATTTGTGTCTTAATGCCGCTCATATCCATAGTAGTGACTATAAGCGGACGCCACCCCGAGGATTGAAGGATCTCTCTCATCCCCTCAACATCCCAGCCCCAGTAATGCTCATGCTTGCTGGAGTCTATCTCTCCATCAGGAGTTGACAAGATTAGTTTCTTTGACCTAGCCCTAATCTCTTCTAAAAGACGAACAGGCTCAGACACGTGCTCAATGGTCTCAGAGAGGATGAATAGATCAACTAATGGTGACCCAACGTTCTTAATTGCGTCTTCAATCTTCCCGTGGTAGTGGTACCCATCACGGTAAGAGTAATCACCTAGTACAGGTGAATCGCTGAAAGCGTACGCAATGTCTGGTCTGGCACCTGCCGAAAGGTCAACTACCACACCCTCGTTCTTGCGGAAGAACTGAAGGCCCAAGGAAATGGTCAAATTGACTCTATGTACGTGATAGTCCCAGTTCGTGTAATCGTTGGGCCTAGCGTAGATTTCTTGGAGTTCTGACTCTGAGTAGTCGGGTCTTAGTCTGATAATCATCAGTAAGACCGTACTCTCTGCACATCATTTGAGAGTTGATACGCCACATACTCTTTGTATGTGTTTTCGTCCATAATCCAGGTATCGCTTGAGTTAACCTCATTGTACCCATGATCCCACTCCACCTTGCCAGCGGAGGGATGAACGTGTTCGATGATTACGTCGCTAAGGTACGTCAAAGTACCAAGGCCACGGCCAATGTCCATCCAGAAGTTGTCGAAGAATAGGTGTACGCCGCCTGGGAACACCATGTATCCAAGAGCCTTAATAATGGCAGAGTCCATGAACACAGCAGTCGCTAGTGCTTGTCCCTGCAACAGGTCGTTTCCGTAAACTACTGCATTGGGAGTGTTAGCGCACGCTTTCGCTACCTCCACATCCCATCCTTCAGTACGTGGACGATGATCGTCGCCCATAAAGCCGACAATGTCGTACCTATTAGCCATCTCTGGGCCGAACTTGTTCAGCGTTCCACCAAGACGAAGGCGTTCTGTCGTAAGAAGAGCACCCACGAGTGATCCTCTGTGAAGATCCCACTCCCAGTGGTACTGCTCATATGTGTCATCGTCGTCATCAATGATGATGAGCAGTTCAGTGCCCTCGTTTTTACGAGTATGGAAACTCTCAATCAAAGGGCCAACGTTGCCGGGACGGCCTCTTGATGGAACTAGAACTCCTAGTGTAGGAAGTGTTTGATGCATCGCCTAATGCCCTCCTCAAGGGTAACTCTTGGCGTATAGAAAGAGTTAAGGCGATCAGGGCACCCAACGCGGTGCATGACGCCCTTTGGTGCGTCAAGCAGATGATGAAGGGGAGCAGAGTAACCGGCCTCTTTCATCATCATACTTGCTAACTCGTTGAAGGAAGTTCCTACTCCGGTAGAGATATTGACCGCTAAGCCAGCAACATCCTGCTGGTGCATTGTCAGAACTGCATCAACGATGTCGTCAATATGCACCCAGTCACGAACCTGAGTGCCATCACCCCAGATGGCAAACGGTGACTCTTTAACTGCTGCCCGCCAGGCAAACGAAGGGAACGGGTAGCACATGTCCTGTGTTTCTCCGTATCCACTGAAAGGTCGAAGAACCAACACCTTTAGCCCAAGGTTGCTGTACTCCCTGGCCATCATTTCACCGGTCAACTTAACCCATCCATATGTGAAGTCTGGGTTGCGCACAGCGTCTAGATCGATGTGATCCTCTCTCAGAGAGATGTTGTATTCACTTCGCTGAAAAGCAATGGGGTAGGCGGCGGATGAGGAGAAGAACACAGTGTACTTCGGCTTAGTGCGCTCGGCCCATCGCCACATCTCAGCGTCGATGCTGAGATCCTCTGCTGCTAGCAAGAACGGACTGTTCTCAATCATCGTTCTTCCGCCTACTACAGCGGCGCAGTGGATCACTAGATCAAACTGCGTGTTGTTTGCCCTAAAGTACTCACGGCAATCCTGCGTGTTCAGGAACTCCTTTAGGACTACTCCGTCTTTTACGTCTAGACACAGCAGGTCGTTTGTTCCGTCGTCTAACTTCTTACGGAAGTGACTTCCAACGAACCCACTACTTCCCGTGATCAGTACCTTCATGTGTTCACCTTGTTCGACGGCAGAGTTGAAGCGCTTGGCTCTACACCAGCAAATTATCACACGGCAAGACGGTCTGCACAGAGCGCAGGCGTTCTCTCCTTAGAGAGTCCTTCAGAGGTTGACCACACAACAGTGTGCACGCCCGTGTCAAGGATAATCTGCTGGCACTTTTGACAAGGCTTTGCCATGCCTAGATCGCCATCTCTCTTGATGCGCGCAACGTACAGAGTCGCTCCGTCTGGATCTCCTGCCCGACGAATAGCGGCCTCTTCAGCGTGATAGGAGACCCCGTCCAGTTCCACCAGAGATGGGTCATTCCTGTAGCGATTAAACCCCGACGACAGGACGCTTCCTCCTCTGACGAGCACTGCGCCAACACGCCATTGTGCGTGTGGTGCCTGCTCAGCCTGAAGAATGGCAAGGCGAAGCCAACGAATATCCGAACCCTTGATCTGCATGGCAGCCGTCAGGGTGCAGTGGGTGAAGGAAAGCCCTGGAAATCGAACTCAATGATAGAACGTACCCGTTCTTCCGCTCGTTCTCGGGACATGAACACGCCTAGCGTGTCAATTGCTACCTCTGGTGTGGGCACCAGCGTGGTGAGTCCAAGCAGCATGAATGCTGCGGCTTCACTGTAACTGTCGGTCTCTACAGCAATCGGCAGTTCGCCGCATGTATCACCGATGTGGAGGAGTGGTGTAACAGAGATCATCGTCTTCTCATACTCAAATGGGCTACTGGCCTTCAACGCGTAATGCACGGAGTGGAACACCTTTCAACAGTGCAGCCGTCGCTCGGTGATGACCAGACAGAATGATGTTCTGGTTACGAGACGGGCGGTGCAGGATCACTGGGAACCTGTTGCCAACGTTACCTTGGTCAGCAGCGGTCTGTCCCGTTAGATCGTAGTTTCGCCCCATGTAGTGCCGAAGATGATGCTGTACCACGCTCGGCTGAGACGCTAGTAGTGGACGAGGGTCGAACTCAACCAAACTTGGCGGCTGACGGCTAAGTTCAGAGGCAATCGCATCCTTCTCGTCTGGGTGTAGTAGTCCGTACTTCTTAGACTTCCCGGCGCTCTGCCACGGAGTGGGTGCTGTAGGAGCAGGCCCAAAGATGCGATCAATCCCGGCCTCACCTGCTCCGTACAGACGAGCAGGTCTGTGGAATGGGTGAAACTGTTGACTTAGATGGGCAATGCTTTCCCAGTCGTACTCTTCCACAGAAGTTCCTTCCTACCACTTTTCTTTGTTAGCCCAGTAGGCTGCGGACATCTTGCCCTTGGCGATGTTCTTAGCGTGACGTGCCTTGAATGAGTCACGTCTGTTCTCATCAGCCTTTGACTCGCCCTTGCGCTCTGGGGAACCAGAAACGCCCTGCTGCCCGAAGCGGATCAACTTTACTTTATCGCCTTCCTTGGCGAGTACAGCGTGCGACTTCGTTGGATGATCTGGTGTGCGCTTCGGCTTGTTGTAGCCGGAGAATGTCTCTCCAGAGCGTTCGATTGATGGCATGTTGTTCTCCTTAGATGTCTAACTGAAGTTGCCCAGGCAGTTCTTTTCTACGAGGCTCTTCCTGGTTGTCAGAAACGGTAACACTTTTTCTGACATCTCCAGTACCGCTCACTGGGTTGTCAGATGACGGTTCTGTGGACTGTGACCCGTAGCGCTTGTTCCAATCGGCGGTGGCACTGGTTCCTACGAATTGAATACCCAACTTGCCCATGTGTTCTTTTGGAATAACGTGGCTAATCTCTCCCGGCCCCTCCACGTTGTTTCGCATTTGAACCACTTTTTGCATCTTGTGTACTTGGCTACGCCGAAGTGGGATGCTTTCCCAGAGAGTAGGCGTGGCCCCTGATGAAAGGGTTGGCGTTCTGTAGGCGTCATCGTCAGCGTAGATTTCAGGAGAAATGGAAGACGTGGGCACTCTGTAGTGGTGTACGTAGTTCCTTCCTCCCTCGGCGTCGGTGCCCTGCTCTCCTTGTATCATAGCGCCCACTGTGTGCGGTGTTCCAGTGAAGATCGTCTTGTCAGCGAACTCTGCGCGATCAGAACCAGATGATACGTAGTCTGCTGTGGTGGATAACCCTCCACCATACATGCCACTAAAGGTGTCTTTCGACACCATTGACTCGCCCTCAGGGAAATCTGTGTTGCGGAGAATGAACTGCTGAGTAGGCGAGTACATGCTGTCGCCACTAGGGTGCTCCGTCAGGTGCGGGGGAGTCCTTGAGCGACTGGCGTGGAACACATCGATGAACTGGCGCTTTCTCATAGCACTACAGTATCAAGAACACCACTTGCAGTCATTGACTGGCGATGACACATTGCGCTTATCAAGTTCTTTCTTGATCTTAAGCGCCTTCATGCCAAGGTCGTACAGACCACGACGAGGCTTATCCCAAGTGTGAAGCCCTTCAGCGGTGTGGACAGACTGATGAATGCGCATCAGCGAATCAGTCAGACGCTCGTCATCTACGTTTGGGATGCTCTTGGTCTTCACCAAACGCATCTGTGACGGATTTAGGTTGTCAGAAGCCGCCACGGAATCAGGTGTACTTGTACGGATTCTTCGGGTTTCGCTGGCCACCAAAGATACCTGGGTGACCGGCATCCCGAGGAACAGTACCTTCGGTGTGAAGGACTGCGATCAGACGATCTGGGTCTGCCTCTGCCAGTGCTGCAATGCGGTGGTGCCCGCCAAGGACGGTCTTGCCCTTACCTGACCCAGGTGCCTCTAGAGGGTCGTGACCAAGGTGCACAGGAGGAATGTCCCCACCAGTAGATAGGTGGTGGTACAGCGACGATTCGTATGAGTTGATGTGCTCATCCGCTGCTGCTACACGCTCGTCTTCTTTTCGGTCTTGGTACGTGTACGTGCCTTCACCGGTTCGCCTACTCACATTGAACTGGCTGCTTGGCATTTTGCTCATCTGAGACTGGAGCACACGGTAGTACTCCCGACCGTGGTGCGTACTTTCATAGTCAGCCTTGCTCAACTGAGATTCGTCCAGTTTGCGATCCCACAACTCGTCGTCTGTCTCTTCTCGCCAGCCGTTGTCATACTTATCGACCTTGTCGTAAGACAGTGGGGCAAATTGGGACTGGATCTCACGCGCAGACATGAACATAGGAAGTTGTTCAGCGAACTGACCGGATGACATGTGTGATTTAGAGGTTGAACTCATCATCTATCCTTGCTGGTCGTCTTCCCAGCGGTTGCCTGGGCTGATGCCCGACTTTAGCGCTTTCCTAGCGTAGAAGTACTGTTTACAGGCCGGATTTTTTCCCGACACCCACGTCACGTTCCCCACACGTATCACTTCACTGCCCTCACTAGCACGAGTAACACCTGTCAGAACAACTTTAATTGCTCAAATTGGCTGTCACCACGGTTAACTTGTGGCTTATCCCGCTGAGAAATGCCACGTGAAGCAGAAATGCGGTCACGAACCCACTGTCTGCCTTGGTTGACACGCTCTTCAGGCACTTTTTCGTCAGCCCACAGTGGTCCGGTAGTTTCTTTACGCATTTCAGGCATGTGTTCCCGCTTAGGAGCAGCGTATTTCTGCACTTCTCCATCCTCCGAGTAGGTGTCCTGCCCTGTTTCCATGTTTCTATTGGAGAAGTTGGGCACTGCAAGCCCTCTACTTACCGCATTACGTGACAACGTAGAGGAGAAGGGGGACAGAGTTCCGCTCGCCATTGGTACGTCGTGCTGTGCGCCGAGTTCATGCATGGCAATTCCGACCATTGTTGGCATTACGTGACGTAGTTTGGGGTCAGAATAGGCAACATCGATGACTGGAGGCACGTGAGTGAACAATTCACTGGGATGTTCATCCTCACTACCCTTCATATACCCGTAAGCGGAAGAGGTAACGAGTTCCTTCTTTGGATTGAAGTTCGGGTTCGTGATCGACTCAACAAGAGTCTCCGTAGGAGTGTGCGACGTGATCTTGTGCTCAAAGTTCGGTGACTCAAATGATGGCTCAAGCGTTACTCTTGCGTAGGGGTATCCATCCGGTTGGCGCTTGTCAGAAACTGCTTCAATAGAAGAGCCGTTAAAGAGGGAGTAACCACCGCCCTTTATGTTTCTAAAGTATCGAATAGCCATTAGAATCCCGTTCTCCGTGGCCCACCGAGCATTGTGGTGGCAGCATCGGCAGTCAACTTCCTTGCTTGTGCCTTCTTCGTCTTCTCTGTATCACCAGGAAGTGGGTTTGCGTGGGCAAACCGCGCCCCTTCTGCGCTCAATTGGGTACTGTGGGAAAGGCTTGGGTACTTCTCTTGCGCCATCGACAGCATGGCAGCACCAATACCCATTCCCCTAAACCCTGTGTTCACCTGAACGTGCAGTACTTCCCTACTGTCATTATCCCCCCACGTGCCAAGTATTCCAGAAACTCGTTTCACAGCCCTTCCACCAGGAAGAATGTCGTCCGGTTTCCCGATCTGACGAGAGACTACTGACCCGTATTCATGGCGGAGTTCAAAACTCCGTTTGCTTCCTTCAGGGGTGTACTTGCGGACATTTGGATCGTCGTCACGTATGTCACCAAACGGTTGAAATTGCGGTCCAAGAGTCATTAGAACAGTGACTCCTGACCTGGGCCTGGGTTGATACGTTGTGCCTGCCATTCACGCTGAGAAACCGATAGACCGTCCTCAACGTCCTTAAATTGCTCTCCTCGTTTGCCTTTCACACGGCTCTTTACCCAAGAACGAGCAGCCGACACCTCTTCTGGAGTTGCCTCTTTAGCACCGTCTACCTGGAAGGTAGGAATGCGCTCACCAGCATCGTTGGTGTGGTACATGCGCTCATGCCTTGGATACATGTCGATGCTGTTCGTAACGCTCATGTTCACGTTCTCTGGGTGGCCCTTTGTCAGTCCACGCTTAGCGGCCTTCCTAGACAAGGTACTTGACCACTTGGATAGGTCATTTGCCGCCACAGGAGTGTCACCGCCTGCTCCCATTGCATTCATAGCCATACCGACCATCGTGGGTAGTGCATGGCGCAGCGAGGGATCGACGAATGCCTCTTGCACCACTGGTGAGTGGTGCGTGAACAGTTCAGTTGGGTTACCCCACTCCTTCGTTGATCTGTACACGCTTTCCCGTTTGACGAGACCATTGTCTTGGTACTCAAACTCTCCCCGTGCATTAAGCACAGGACGCTGCACCGTGTTGAAGTTCGGCTCTTCCCGAGGTGAACTTACCCTCACGTTGCCAGTAGCAGCAACATCCGCTACTTCTGGTCCGTCCCACGTGTCAATCGTTTCCGTAGTGCGCTTATCGCTCAGTACGTGCACGTCAACCGAGCCGTATGAGTTTGCAGGTCGCTGGATGTAATACCGCATATAGAGAGTCTATCCGTGTTGATAAGCGGTGTCGTGCGTCAGGATGGGCCTATCGGACGTGCGTGTGTCGAACGTCACATCAAGTAGGGGGGGGGGGGTAGGGCGTGTCGAACGTCACATTGGAATGGGCCTATTGGTGTAGGCAATGGTCGGTAGCGAGTGGCCCCTGCCACGCCTCCGCCACGGCGAGGCCGTTTAAGGGTGGGGGTGTCCCCCGAGTGGGGGAACGAGCGCATGTGACGAACGTCACGCCATGTACCTACCGACATGTCTGGGGATAAGTTGTGGATAAGCCTGTGGATTGTGCGAAACAGATTCGACCCCTTATCCACAAGGAAACGCCCTGGTAGATGGGCATATTTGGCCGAAATCCACAGCCTGTGAGGATCGTTTCTAAGGGCCGATCTCCTATCGATTGGTATGACGGGGGCGCAAGAGGGGGTGCTTCGATCAGAGGCCCACAGAGCGGCCTTCTCGCAGGTGTGACGAACGTCACATGGCATGTGTCGGGCGTCACACGGTGTGTCGATCGTCACATGGCCCGTCGAATGGGCCTACGGTGTGACGAGCGTCACGTTGTGCGTGGTGAGTGCAGCCCCACGGGCCTACGGCCGCTGTGTGCACTTGCTGCCGGGCCTACGGCCGTGCTGGGTAGCAAGTGCCGAGCGGTGCCGAGCAGCACCCATCCATGCCGAGCAGTACCCCCTCCCTCCCTCTCTCTCTCCCTGTACTGAGGCCTTCGGCCTGACCGGGCGGAATCCGGCACCCATAGTCCCCTGACGAGGGGACAGGCATCTAGTCCATATGCATCAGAACCCCCTACTCAGGGGACAGTCTCCTAGTGCATATGCACTACGGATTTGGGCCGTTTCTAGTGCATATGCGTCAAATCAGCCCCCTGATTACCGTTCGACACCACCAGGGACTACGGTTCTGGTCGGGCCGCATACCGCCCACCGGGCCACCGGCCCTGCTCCTTTGAAACTGAAGAACCGCCTGCTGTACGTCAAGCAGCCGCCAGGCCCACGCTCCCCCTCCGATGGGGTCAAGCGTGGACTTCCTGGCAACCCGGCCAAGCCGCTGGGTTGTGCTGCCCACGGGGATTGCATCCTCTGCGAACCAGGCTATGGCACCGTCACGGGGGGAGGCTCGCTCCTGGGAACGACGGTGACGGGGGAGAGAGTCCCCCTGCTGCCTGTCTCACGATGAGACAGACGGGCGCACGAATCACCGAACCGCTGACATGAGGCCGGGGGATTCAACGTGGGATGGACACCACGGTTCGTGCGCCGCAACCCTGCGAGGGGTTGCCCAGTGCAGCCAGCAATGGCTGTACCGGGGAGCATCTCGCTCCATCACTCACCACTAGGGAGAACCAACCGCCATGCACACCAACACTGCTGCCGCTGTCATCGCCGCCATCATCGCCGCCGACCGTGCCGACGAGGCACTTGCCGGTGCCCGTGTCAGTGCCGCCGATGCACTGACCAACGCCGCCATCACCACCCACGCTGCCCTGGGCAGCAAGGTCTCGCTCCGCTCCATCGCTGACGAGGCGAAGAACCAGGGCATCGTCGTGTCGAAGGACACGGTGAGCCGCCTGGGTGTCGTCGGGTCGATCATCGTGGCCCAGCCCGATCTCGTCGCTGCTGAGGGCGAGATCAGTGTCGCCCATCACCTGCGCCGCCTGATCAACCAGGCCGTGAACAACGGTGTCGGTCTGGCCGACATTCGCACGGCTGGTGCTGAGGCCGACCCCATCGCCGCCATCGCTGCCCTGGCCCAGCCCCAGGCGAAGGCGAAGGCCGCTGCCCCGTCGATGAGCGACGGCGAGAGCGACGGCGAGAGCGAGGGTGGTTCGATCGACGAGATCGACGAGGTGCCGACCCCCGAGACCACGGCCCTGCTGGCCGATGCCAACCGTGCCCTGGCCGCTGCGGTCGTGGCCTTCACCAACGCCGTCAAGGTCGCTGAGAGCGAGAAGGGCTGGTACGCCGACGACCAGGCGGCACTGGATGCCGCTCGTCTCGCCATCGCTGCCCTGGCGGAGGCTGCCGTGGCGTCGGGCAGCATCGCCCTGCTGCCTGCCTGACCCCCACGGGTTGAGCCGTGCCAGATCGTCCCGGCTGTCTCACCATGAGACGGTCGGGGCGTGGCCGGGACTGCTCAGTCCACCGACACCTACGGAGGAACCCCATCATGGATCGCACCACCATCGCAGAGACCATCGTCCCCGGCTCGTACCTGCTGAACCAGGGCGACATCTCGCTGGAGATCACCGGCAAGGTGATCACGCCTGGTGTCATCGTTCGCCTCTGGGAGGGCGACGAGCACATCCGCATCGACCTGTCCCTGGAGCAGGTCGCCGCCCTGACCATCCTGCTGGAGAAGGCCGCTGCCTTCTCGCTCACCGCCTGATCAACACAAGGAGAATCACCATGTCCGTCACCGAATGCATCGTCACCCCCGGCAAAGACCTGCCGTCCCTTTGGGAGTGTGCTTGCGGCGAATGCCGCCGCTTGCAGGCCCAAGCCAACGCCGACCTGGACGACTGACCTGTCTCATTGTGAGACGATAGTGAATCCGCAACCGACAAGGAGAACCACACCATGACCTACAACCGCAACCGTGGCCGCTACGGCCGCTACAACATGCAGACCGTCGCCGCTCCGGTGCAGTACACCTGCACTGACAGGCAGCACGGCTTCGCCCTGCAATTGGTGGCCGATATCACTGAGAAGGCGGCGCAGTCGACCCCTGAGTCGTTCGCCGCTGCGCAGGCTGTCATCGGCACGCTGACCGACCTGCCGAAGGTGCTGAGCGAAGCGTGGGCTGAAGTCAGCAAGCAGGCCGCATCGGTCGTGATCAACGGCCTGCTGATGGCCAGCAAGGTGCTGGTGCCCACCGGCCCGGTGGTCTCGCCGTACCCCGGCCTGCCCCAGCACGACCGGGTGATGACCACCCGGTTCGGCGGCAAGTGCCGCCAGTGCAGCAAGCCCACGGTGGCCGGTGTCGACCTCGCCGTGCAGGTTCATGGTGTGTGGTCTGCCTGGTGCATGCCCTGCGCCACCAGCGACCCGGCGCAGCGTCAGGCCGAAGAGGCCGCACAGGCCGCTGCCGCCAAGGCAGAGGAAGAGCGGCTTCGGCTGCTGACCGGCGTGGCCGTGGGCCTGGCACGGCAGGCGTTCGATGCCCTGGGCATGAGCCACCACCAGCACCCGGTGCTGCGGTTCGCCCTGCCCAGTGTCACCGGCAACAACGACCTGGACTTCTTCACGGTGAGCATCACTTCGCACCGTGGGGTGGCGAACGGTGTGCGTGTTTGCCGTGTCATCGGCGGTCACCCCGACTACGGCGTCGGCCTGGAGCAGGCGGTCGAAGTGCTCAAGCGACTGACCGACAGCGATATCCGCACCGCCGCATATCGATACGGCCAGGAACTGGGCTACTGCTGCCGCTGCGGTCGCCACCTGACCGACGAGGACAGCCGTGCGGCTGGCATCGGGCCGGATTGCGCCAGCAAGGTGTGACGTTCGTCACATTGTGTGTCTCACGATGAGACACCGTGTACATTCATCAATCCACGAATCAACAGGAGAACCACTACCGTGATCGACATCTTCGCAGCCGTCAAGGCACAGGCCGAACAGATCAAGGCCAAGGAGACCAAGGGCAACGACTGGCCCGATATCTCCGCCATCAGCAGCAAGCCCACCGCTGAGCCGGTGGAGGGGCTGGGCCTGGGCCTGGCTCCGATGGCCCACCAGAACGTCGTCATCCAGGCCGTCAAGGACGGTCACCGTCGACTGGTCGTGGCCGACGAGCCTGGTGTCGGCAAGACCCTCGCCGCCATTGGTTCCCTGGAGGCAGTCGATGCCTACCCGGCACTGATCGTGTGCCCTCCGTCGCTCACGCTCAACTGGGTGCGAGAGGTGCAGCGTGCGGTTCCGCACCGCACCGTGGGCACCTTGACGGGCCGCAAGGTGACCGCTGTGCCCAACGTCGATGTGCTGGTCGTCCCCGACAGCATCATCGCCTACTGGGCCATGCGTAAGGACGAGAAGTCGGGCCGCAACGTCGGCGCAGACCTCGCCCAGCACCCCTGGAAGGGGTTCGTGGTGGACGAGGCCCACCGCATGAAGGGCTTGGCCGATCAGCACCCGGCGCAGCGTGCACGGGCCTGCGAGATCATCGCACGGGCACTGGCCGACGATGCCGTGAGCCTCGCTCTCACCGGCACGCCCATCCTCAACCGTCCCTCCGAACTGTGGGGGTCGCTCGCCATCGCCCGTGTCACCGACCGCATCGCTCGCACCCGTGCTGAGTACATGCACCGCTACTGCGATCCGCAGAGCAATGGCTTCGGTGTCACCTACCGTGGTGCCAGCAACGTGAAGGAACTGCACAAGATGCTCACCAGCCGGGTGATGATTCGCCGTCTTCGTGCCGATGTGCTGACCCTCCCGAACAAGGGCCGCATGACCGTGGCCGTGAACCTTGATCAGGAGGCTCGCATCGCCATTCGTGCTGCGGAGAAGAACCTGGAGCAGTTCATGCGTGAGCGCACCGGCAACGACAACTACAACCTGTCGGATGTGGCGCAGGCCATCGTCCTCCTGAACGTCCTCCGTCAGGTGACCGGCAAGGGCAAGGTCAAGTCGGCAGTCGACATGGCGAACGACCTGCTGGACGAGGGCGAGCAGGTGTTCGTGGTCGGTCATCACAAGGCCGTCATCGACGGGCTGGTGACCGGGCTGATCAAGCACCAGCCGGTCGTCATCGACGGTTCGATGAACGCTACGCAGAAGCAGGCCGCTGTCGATGCGTTCCAGTCGGGCAAGGCCCGTGTGATGGTCGGCAACATCGACGCTGCTGGTGTGGGCTTCACGCTCACCGCTGCCAGCAACATCATCGTGGTCGAACTGCCCTGGACTCCTGGGCAGTTGCAGCAGGTCGAAGACCGCCTGCACCGCATCGGCCAGGTGAACGATGTCATGTCGACCATCGTGCTGGCCGATGGCATCGACGGCAAGTCGTCGGTCGACGACCGCCTCTGGAACCTGCTCAATGAGAAGGCGTTGGTGGTCAACAACATCATCGACGGCAAGGATGCCGACCTGGGTGCCAAGAGCATCATGGATGCCCTGCTGGCCACCTACAAGTGACAGGACGGTGGCGGTGTCTCATGGTGAGACATCGCCACCGTTTGTCGATAGTGAATCGCAACGACAACGAGAGGACAGGAACCATGACCGGAGAAATCAACACCGAGAAGAAGATCAGTGAGCACCGGAAGATGTACCACTCCATCTTCGTCACCGCTCTGGAGGGCGGCATCGGCTACTGGTCGACCTGCGAGATATATCGCTGGTCGGACGGTTACGGTAAAGAGGACTACGAGACCTTCTACGCCGTCATCGAAGACGAGGTGGACGGGGGAAAGTACCGTATCGACTCTCAAACCATCAGCCGTGGGTATCGGCTGGCGGTGAAGAACGCAAACGCTATCGGCTGGAGCGGTGAGAAGCCCCCGATGGTCGTTCGTAACGAGGACGACTGGGACTTCGATGCCTCCGATGCCGACTGCATCGTGCAGTTGGGTCTCTTCGGAGAGATCGTCTACGGCTGACCGAATCAACAACAAGGAGAACAAACCATGAGCGAAATTGCTTTCGACACCATCAAGGAGTGCATCGGCAGTCTGACCGAGGACGAGGCTATCACCGTGTTCTGGGAGTTGCACTACCAGTTCGGCTGGTCGGGCACCGTGTTCACCCGAGCCGATGTGGAGAAGGAATGGCAAGAGTCCATGCCTCTTTCTCCTGGCGAAGAACCCGGCGAGATGCCCGACGAAGTGTGGGACTTGGTGGCTGATTCGTGGGAGTGGCGCAAAGACATCCCCGAGATCCTGACCGAGCGTGGCTGGAGGCTGATGCAGACTGCCCTGAACAATGCAATCGAACAATGACACACAAGGAGAACAACATGAAGACCGTAATCATCCATGACTTGCTGGCCAGCAACGACATCATCGACCAGTTCGGCTGGACAGACGTTGAGGTGGTCGTGGCGTTGGATCACAACGCCGATGTGGTGGTCGGAGCAGACACCTCCGCTGAGGCACTGCGCGATCGTATGCTGGCTGCTGGATACACAGTCGTTTACGAAGATGATGCGTACCGCTTCAACTATACGTATTCGCACTGGGAGGCCATCCTTGCGGAGAACGCCTTCACCCCTGATCACGCCCAGCCTTCGACTGTTGAGACCACGGTGTCCGATGAGAACAGCCTGATGTATGAAATCATCAACAAGTGGGGAGAGTTCGGTGCGCACGCTGATGTGTACGCTTCGGTTCTCGCTGAGAACGACCGCATGCGTAGGACACAGACGCTGTGGGAGGCGTGCGCCAAGGCGTACGAGCGTGGCGACATGGGGCTGGGCGACCGCCTCTTCAAGGAAGCCACCAAGTAGGCAGAAA